GATTGAAGGTGAGAATGTGAAAACAGCCATTTCTTCTGGATGCAAGCGCATAGCGATGGTGGACTATTTTGATTGTGGCACCGGCGATCCACGTAGCATTTCCAAGGAAGAACACGAGGCAAACGCCCGCTTGATAGCCGCCGCTCCTGAAATGCTGGAAGTGTTGCGCTGGCTTGATAATGCGTATGATTGTAGAGAGGCATACAATGGGAATGTAGCATTTTCCCATGAGGATTTGGAAAAAGTGCGCCGGGCAATCAAGCTGGCGATGGAAGGCTAACCCAGAGCGCAGCGGTGCGTAGCATCCGCCTGACGTGAGTTGTTATCTTTAATGGAAAAACCAAATGAAAACGCCAAAAGAAAAGTACATGAACGACCCTGAATATAACCGCTTAGTGAACATGCTGGAAAACCTAATTGCGCAGGCTCAATTTACGCCATCAGAGCTGAGAGAGGCCTGCGTTTTGGCAAGCATCAATTACGAAATGCGGAATATTCGCCACTTCAATATTTCCAATATTCACCCCAAACTTGAAGATGCCCTAAGAACGCTTGACGAATTCGTTAGCAGCGGCAGGCCAAGAAGATAACGTTTAAGCTCAGGCGCCTTGTTATGGCGCGGGAGGTAATCATATGGAAAGCAGAACCATTAAAAGACCACTTTCTAACGAGAAGGTGTATTCAGAGAAGGACGTTGTGTTGTACCTCGAAAGGTTCCTAAAAGGGTCTCTTTGCGGAGATTGTTTTAATGGCTCACCTTGGGGCGAAAAAGAAAACGAAAGGCTCTATTTTGCTCTTTCCGAAATTGACTACGGAAATTTCAAGGTAGCACCATAACGTGGAGGCGGAAACGGAGAAAGCACATGGACAAATACCTGTACCGAATAACGACGAAGCGGACGAATGTGTGGAGCACGAAAAAACCGAAGCCTGTTTATTTCGTTGCCGAAAGCAAGGAGGCGGCGTGGAAATGGGCAACGGAACACCTTCAAAGCGGCCTATCGGTTGCGAAAGTGACGCGATTGGCTTGTCCAGGCGGGCGGCCATGTTTTTGCTGGTCTCTAACGGCTGATTTAACCGGCGCGTTAGCGCGCCCGAGCGAGGAACGAGCGATGTTGAACGAATTGTTATACGTGCTGGCGCGAAACTACGAAGACGCTAGAAATTACGCTAGAAATTACGCCTACAAAAAAGGCTATCACTACTCACGAATGGTTAATGTTGATCGACGCGAGAAACTGATGGGGTTGCGCGATGTAAAGTTGCATGTGGTTCCTGGCGCCGAGGATCGGAAGAATTATGCAGAGCTAATGCATGAAGCGAAGATTCGGTGCTTTGAGATCGTGGACGTATAACACTGGAGGTAAACGGCGATGAATGAAGCGAAGCGTAATGAAGAGTCCAGTTTGACCGAGTTGTTAGCTGGGCAAATGATGACTGTGTTAATGACAGAGAAAGACGACATCATACGAGAAGCCATTAACAGAAAAATCGGTACGGATTGGACGCTAGAAGATTTGAAGGGGCGTTGCCATGTAACCAAGTCGCCCAACACTTACGAAGTGTTTTATCTGGATGGCAAGGCAATTGTTAAATTTGACGATCCACATTTAGAGCAAGATTTTAACGAGCTACCAAAGCATGTTGTTAGCGCACATATTAAGTACGCGTTTATTGACAGCTAACGCTTGAGTTCACGCGGGCTGGCCGCAGTTTGGCCAGCCCGCGTGAAACGAATTGTTATGCGATTTTTCAAGGAGATGACATGAATTGTCCAAAATGCGGAAGCGAAAACGTATCAACTGAGAGACGTATTGACGGAATGAAAACGTGCCTCGACTGCGGTTATAAATGGCGCAATGTAGCACAGGCAGGACACGTAGTAACAAGTTGCCACGAAGATAGAACATACAAGCGATATCTCTGTTGGGTCTGCGGAGAAATCCACAAATGCACTCCGTCTTCTGATTTTTACACCACAGACGCCCACGGGGAGGTGCTTGTCTGCGAAAGATGTTTTCACGAATACCTCGGGCATCGGCTGAACGCTGAAAAGTGAGTAGCGGATATTAACGCATAACCGCAAGGGTAAGCGGCCCGCCCCTTAGCCTGTTATTCGTCAAGATACTGACGGCGAACTGGAGGAAGAAAATGAAAACCGACTACCAAAGATTTCGGGTGTATAGCATTAAAGGTTGTATGGGTGAATTTTACTCATACGGATTTGACGTAGAATCATCACGTAATATTTTTGCGTTGATGAAAAAAGAAAAAGTAAAAATATTATACCAAAGACCAATAACAAAAATATGCGATGATAATGGAACTATCGTTTACGAAAACGAAGAAGCCTAACAACTGCTTCAACTGGACAGTCGAATCTAATGGAATTTGAAAAGGAGTCTGAAAAATGAAAAAGATTGATTTGCCTACTGGTAAAATTGTAATTGACGAGTATTCCAAAGGCGAGCTTGAAACGTTGTCCATTGGTGATTATGGTAAAGACAAGAACATTCGGGCACAATTTCTTGGATTTAACGAAGAAATTAACGGTGTTGCAAATGGACCAGTAAAGTCTTTGTCTGAAAAATGGGTCATGACTCTTTCCACTCAATACGGCTGTCCTATGAAGTGTCGTTTTTGTGACGTTCCTAACGTCAAGTTTGGTGGAAACGCTACTGTTTCTGATCTTTATAATCAATTTGTGAATGCCCGAAAATGTTATCCCAGAGTAAAATACACTGATCGGCTGAACATTCATTTTGCACGAATGGGAGAACCGACTTTTAATCATGAAAACGTTTTTAAATTTGCTGAATCTCTTATCAGCGAAAAGTTTTATATTCAGTATACTCTTGATTTCAGGATTGAAACCATTCACCCCGTTTTCACGACGATGCTTCCCAAAGTGCTGAAAAAGAATAATCTTGAAAATATCTTGGCTCAATGGTGTACCATTAAAAACGAAACATTTAATGGCCAGGCAGGGCTTCAATTGTCAATCAACACGACAGACGAAGAAAAGAGAAATTACATGTTCTATAATCTTTCCCATTCTCTCAAAGATATTTCGCTTATGGCAAGATATCTTCCGCCTCCTGTTGGTCGGAAATACTGTTTGAATTTTGCAATTACTTCAAGTAATGATATTGATGCAAACAAACTTGCCGAGCTATTTGATCCTATGAGTTGGATGGTAAAAATCACTCCGATACATAACAATGACGCTTGTAAAGAGAACGGCTTCAAGACAGAAAACGGATACTGTTCTTATGAAGTTTACCGGGAAGCAGAAAACAACTTGATTGAAGCTGGTTTTGATGTTATTGTCTTTGTTCCGTCTATGGATGAAGAAAATGGCACTATCACTTGTGGGAATGCAATTCTTGGAGGATCAAAAATCAAAATATAAGTGTTGACTCAAGGCGAAAAATCGTTTATTCTGTTTGTGAAAGTTAAGTGATGCTTTAAAAACAAACAAACAAATGAGGTGACTATGAAGATTTTCAGTGACGACATGAAAGCCATTCTTGATCGTGCCGACGAAGTTAAATCAAAATTGAAAGATTTTGGTTTTGCTGAAATTGACATTGATTTTCGCATTGAAGTTTTGAAGCGTGGTTTTGCTGGTCTTGCGTATACAGGCGAAGCGGGCTACATGTACGTTGATGAACGAAAACCTCGTCTCGGTACCGAATACCGCGAACGCCCGGTTGTTAAAATTTCCTCTGACTACCTCAAAGAATACCGCGAAGAAATTCTTCATCGGACTGTTGCCCATGAAATTTGTCATTGTTATGTTCATCATTATTATCCTCGGGCAAAGCAGGCTCATGGCCCTGAGTTTCGTCGGATGATGCGTCTCCTGGGGCTTGACGGCTCTACTTATCACAGCATGAAGCTGAAAAACGGTCCTAAGAAGCGAGTATATACGAAAAAGCGTTATGGGTACAAAAACCCGGTTTCTGGTGAAATGTATTGGATCACGAAAGCAAAGCACGAAAAAGCCATGAAGGGTTTGACTACTCTTTACGCAAAAGGCGGAGTAGCTGTTATATTCACCGGCGAAGTTAAGGAAGTCAAATAAGGAGAAAATAAAATGAAGAAATTTTCTGAGATGGTTGAGGCTCAAGATATACTTAATGATTTAGAGATTTATAATCCTGCGTATGTTTATTTGATTGAATTTATTTTTAAAAACGGAACATCTAAAGAATTTTGGTGCACCGATTTTTCAATTAATGACGAATCGTATACATGGAAAGCATTGTTTTCTAAAGAATATCTAATAAAATTTAATCCAGATGATATATCGTCTATTTGGCAAAAAGAAGTAAAACCAATATTTAAAAAATATTATTTGGAGCATCCCAAAACTTTTGCGTGTTTCAAAGATCATTTTGAAAAAGAATGAGGTAAGAAATGCACTTCATGCCAGCAATCGGTTCTCGTGTGATGTATGAATATCTTGATGCTTTGATCCCGTATCTTATTATTGGATACGAAGAGGATGATATTGCGATAATCAAAGATATGGACACTGGTCACGAAACGTGGGTTATCGTTAAATTCTTCAAATATGATGGGGACCATCCGCGTGGCTATCGTACAGTTTGGAACAATAAATTAACTTTATTGGATTGAGGGAGAAAATGGCTAACGTCAACTGCCCCCCAATTCAAGCCTGACGGCTTGAATTGGGGGCTTGCAAAAGCCATAGTTGATTAGCCTAAGTGTTTCGAGCACTACGTTACGCAAGAATATATAGGCACCTACGGATGTTAATCCAAGTCTGTAGCTCTGCGGTTGGTGATTAAACAGTTCTGATGGGTAGGAACAGTGTTGTCAACATCAAACCTTGCGATAACATTGGCGATGGATTTCAACTCTGAAAGGAGACGTAACTTGAGAGTCTACGTACTAAACATGCGCGGGGAGCCGCTAATGCCGACTACCCCGCGAAAAGCAAGAATATTGTTGCGTGACGGTAAGGCGGCAGTTGTAAAACGCACACCGTTCATGATTCAATTAAAATATGCAACAGGCGAAAACAAGCAGGAAATTACATTGGGTATAGATGCTGGTAGTAAAACAATTGGCTTGTCGGCATCTACGGAAGACGAAGAACTCTATTCGTCTGAGGTACAAATTAGAAGTGACATAGTAGACCTTTTATCCACAAGAAGACAGAACCGCAGGACGCGTCGCAATCGCTTGAGATATCGTCCTGCCAGATTTGACAACAGGGGAAAAGACAAAGGCTGGCTTGCACCGAGTATTCAAAATAAGATTGGTGCTCATTTGTCGGCTGTTGAAAATGCCCGTAAAATCCTACCGATTAGTAAAACCGTAGTTGAAGTGGCCTCTTTCAATATACAGAAAATTAAAAATCCTGAAATTAAGAGCAAAGACTATCAAAAGGGCGAGCAGTTAGGATTTTGGAATGTGCGGGAGTATGTGTTGTTTAGAGATGGTCATCAGTGTCACGGAAAGAAAGGCTGTAAAAACAAAATCCTTAATGTACATCATATTGAAAGCCGTAAAACAGGTGGCGATTCACCAAATAATCTTATAACGTTGTGTGAAGATTGTCATAAGGCATATCACAACGGAACACTCAAATTGAATCTAAAAAGACAGCCATCATTTCGGGATGCAGCTTTTATGGGAATTATGCGGTGGGCATTTTATAACAAACTCAAGGAGCTATATCCAAATGTTTCGTTAACCTATGGCTATATTACTAAAAATACACGCATCAGAAATGATTTACCCAAAGAGCATAGGATTGATGCGCTTTGTATTGCGGGACATCCACAGGCAAAACTTGCTGATGAGTGGTATGCGATTAAGAATTTTCGCAGACATAACCGGCAAATCCATAAGGCAAACTTTTTAAAAGGTGGCAAGAAGAAATTGAATCAAGCTCCATACGAGGTATACGGGTTTAGATTGTTTGACAAAGTACGATACGACGGCAAGGAATGTTTTATTTTTGGTAGAAGGAGTAGTGGGTATTTTGACTTGCGTATGTTGGATGGGGCAAAAATTCACGCCTCAGCGATCTATAAGAAATTAACCTTGCTTGAGAAGTCAAGCGGACAAATAATTGAAAGGAGGAATGCGCATTCCTCCCCCACTTTAGAAGTAGGGGTATCCTGCGCCGGATAACATGAAAAAGCTCCAAGATGCACTTGATAAACTGGCCGATCTTTATGAATACGGGCATCTTCAATTAAGCGCAGATCCTGTGGGATTTCTTGAAGATGTTATTTCTGAAATCAAAGAACTCCGAAAAGAACGCCATGAACTAATGCTCCGATTGGATTCGTTTGATGATGAATGCCACGAGATAGAAGAGAAGTATCCGGCAGGAGAAAAAGTTTTTGTTCATCTAAACGATGACGCGGGATTGATTTTGGCTTCTGTTGAACCGTATTCTTGTCCGGGGGATTGGATAAACTCCTTTTCGTCCATCAACAATGCAGAGTCTTATGTCAAAGAGAAGGGATATAAATACGATAGAACGAAGAATTTCTATTGCACCCTATCTCCAGTTAAAAGGACAGTATATGAAAGACTCGTGGGGGAAATCCCAAACTCCCAAAAATTTCATCCCTTTGAAACATAGGGACATAATCAAATTAAAAGAAGAATTGCATACCGCTCAAAATAATATTTGCCCTATCCTCAAGAAAGAATTTCCTCTTGAGGACATGGTAGTTGATCATGCCCATAAAAGAAAACAAATGGACGAGCCTAACGAAGAAAATGGCGGTCTTGTTCGTGGAGCAATAAATCGGTACGCAAACATTATGTTGGGCAAGATTGAAAATTCATGGAGACGTACGGGACTTGAAAAACAAGGTTATGACTTGCCTTCTGCTTTAAGAGCAATGGCCGATTATCTTGAACAAGAACCCTTGCCTTATATTCACCCTTCTGAAAAGATTCCTCATAAAAAGGTAATGAAATCTTGTTTTAATAAACTCATTAAAGAGATGAAAAAACAAGAAGTTAAACGCCTTCCTCTTTATCCAAGAACAGGAAAAATAACAAAAAAACTTGAATCGTTGTTTGAAAAATATAAAATACCGATAGAATTTTATTGATTTTGCTGAATAAAGCGTGTATTCTGTTTATGAAAGTTAATTGAACGATAAAAACAAAACGGAGCTAATTATGCAAGAATTTGAATACGGTGTTTATCATCTTGGTGTTGCTTTGAGTCTTTTTGTGACCGAATGGTCTGTTGATCCTGGCGAAGCTGCTAGTCATTGGTCTCCTGGTTATGCACCAGAAGTTATAGGGATGGACGGGTACATTCGTCTTGAACCCGAATATGTGTGGGATGATCTTGAAGAAGGAGCAAAAGAATTTCTTGCGCTCTTAGATAGTGATCCCGAAAAAGCATTCCATGATCTTATTTTTGAATATTGGGATGATGTTGCACGGGAATTGTTAGAACAACTTGAATCAGAAATAGAGGAGTATTAAATAAAATGATTTTAACAGATTTTTCGGCGCTATGCATCTCCTCTATTACCGGGGCGGTGTTCAGGGAGAAGATTACATTAAATGACAATCTTCTCCGTCATATCATCTTGAACAAATACCGAGAAATAAACGTCAATTTATCAAGTCAATTTGGAGAACTTTTGGTTCTATGTGATTCAAAATCATGGCGAAAAGATTATTTTCCTTATTATAAAGCCCATCGCCGAAAGATAAGAGATGATTCGGTTATTGATTGGGATATGGTTTTCCGTGTAATGAATGAAATGAAAGTGATTCTTCATGAAAACTTTCCATTTTATGTTGTTTCGGTCAAAAACTGTGAGGCAGATGACTTGATTGCAGCGTTTGCTTATAAAGCGGAATCTCCTGTGTGCATCGTTTCAAAAGACAAAGATTTTTATCAACTTCAAAAAAATACACTTGTAAAGCAGTGGGATTATTCTTCAAAGGATTTTATTGAAATCAACGAACCGGATTACTTCCGGAATGAACTTATAATTAGAGGTGATTCTGGAGACGGTGTTCCTAATGTTCTTTCTGATGACGATACTTTTGTGACTGAAGGAAAGAGACAAAAGCCAATTACGAAAAAACGTCTTCAAGATTTAATGATCCACGCAAAAGATGATTTTGTTTCTGCTCCGGTTGAACTCCGAAGAAATTGGGAACGAAACAAAAAATTAATTGACTTACTTGATCCAGTTGATATTGCTTTTGAAGGTATTGAAATTTTTAACGAACAAAAGCTAAATAAAAATGTATCGCAGGGTGATACAATGAAATATTTGGCAGAAAACAAAATGGTCGTCTTGCTTGGAAAAATGACAGATTTTTCATAATCAAAGAGTCAATAAAACTAAAACCACAAATGAAAAGGAATGGTCTTTAGAAATTTTTATGGAGTCTTAAATTTACAATTATTAAAATGTCTAGACATCATTGCTGGTTTTTTGCCCTCTTTACCACAATGGGGGCATTTTATTGTCGGTCGTTTCTTTGCACTTTCTGACATTTTTTGTTTAGTCTCTTCGGAAAGTTTATTACCGTGCGCGGGATGATCTTTCCCCGTTTTACCATACATTGGATTATTACTACCAGAAGAAGCAAAACTAATTTTCTTTTTTGCTTCTTCTGTGTGTTTTCTTCCTCTATTGGCATCACCAATTTTTTGTTTAGTTTCTTCAGTATGGTGTTTACCAAATAAAGGATGATTTTCGCCTGATAATTTTTCGCTTATCTTTTGTTTAGTTATCTCAGTTAATTTTCGCCCCATACAGGCTTTGGATAAATTTTTTCTATGCGATGCTGATTTGGGTATTCCATAAATTGGGGAATTTTCTCCAGATAAGTTTTGCGATCTTTTTGTTTCGCTCATTTTTCTTATCATTTCCTTAGAATTCTTATATCCTTGCCGTAATGGACCTCCCTGTCCTCCAATACAAATATTATAGGTATCTTTACGTGCAATAAATGCTTCATTTACAATTTCTCTTTCTTTGGCATAAGCTTCTTCGGAAGTATAATAAACAAAAAGAGTTTCACGGATAAAATTTTCTTTACCGTATTTCTTTATGGCCATTTGTAAATTTAATCCAGAGCCGAGATATCCATCAAAAAGCACAGGAAAATGAAAATCTTGGTGATGCACGCCAATATAAAACTTTTGATTGACAAGATTGGTAGTTTTGTATACAATATAAATATGCTTAGATTCTGACATGCTATACCTCGAATATAGATGTTGGGATTTAGGTCTTTAAGGGAATTGCGAGTTCCCTTAAAGACTGTTTATAGTATTATTTATACAATTAATTAAAGGAGAAAGAAAAGAAAATGGATCCACATCTTTACCACGAAATGTTGACGAAGAAAATTCTGGACGAAAAGTTCAAGAATGGTCAATTGAACAATTTATCAATTCCTGAAAAACTGGAAACGATTTCAAAAATTACCCCGTTCAGAGAAAGAGTAAAAGCCCTTCAAGCGAATTCCGAACGGTCGCTTAACACGATTCTTTTGTATACATTCGGAGATTATAAATGGAAGTTCACGAAAGAAGACGTTGACAAACTTGAATACAAAGAGCCTCCTGCGGATGAAGATGTTTTTATTCAAGGAACAAATCTGAACCAAGAGGCAAAGCGACTTTATATTTTCATGGAAGGAGAGAAAGCAAGCAAAGAAAAACTTTCTGAAATTCTTTTGGTGATGCTTGAAAATCTTCACCCAGACGAAGGAAAAATTCTGAAAGGTATGTTTGAAGGAATTTCTCCTTATAAAAATATCACCAAAAAACTTGTCGCAGCTGCATTTCCTGATCTTTTCCCTGAAGACAAGAAGGAGGAGAAAAAGCCCAAGGGAAATATAAACCCTACGTTGAACCCTTCTCCAAAGCCATCAGATGGATCAAAGAAAAAATCAACGAAGCAAACGGAACCTACTCCGGTGAAGAATGAAGACAAGAAGGAGGAGTCAAATGCCGACTTATCTGTATAAGTGCGATGATTCATATCCACACAAGGGATGCGGGCACGAATGGGAGGAGACGCTAAGCATTGCAGAACGAATCATGCCGATGAAAGGAAAATGTCCCGATTGTGGAAAGAAAGATAATATCATTCGTCTTTTTACTTCCGTGAATATTTATCATGGTGTTGTGAATCCTCACAAAAAGATGGACGAAAATTTCAAGTCTGAAATGAAACGTATAAAAAAAGATCATCCTGAAATGGAAAGTTCTTACTTCTAGGAGAAAGAAATGAGTAACACAACGAACAAAGACAATTGGAAAGACAAAGCAACAGGAATGATTTGTTCAAATTGTACGAATTATGCACCAAAAAACGAATATATCGGTCGGTGCCGCAGGAATGCGCCAACAATGAAAGGTTTCCCTCCTGTTTTTCCATCTGATTGGTGCGGAGAACATAAAATGAATGATGTATTGGTTGCAGAGAGGAAGAAAAATGCCGCTGTTTGAATTTTTGTGCAAAGTGTGCAAGTACAATTTTGAGGAATTTTCAAATGTTCATGTTGACAGTAAAGGAGCCGATATCGCTGAACAAGTTCACAAATGTCCAAGATGTGGTTCTTATGAGACCATGAAACAGATTTCAACTTGTAATTTTCATTTAAAAGGATCGGGGTGGGCAAAAGATGGGTATGCAAAAAAGTAAAGTCACAAAGTCTGATATATTATATCTCAACATTAAAGGCGCAATTGCTGGTTTAAATAAAGAAGACCAAAAAAAGATTTTTGAAATCGTTGATGATTTTGAATACGAAATTGATACAAACAAAGATCATGCTATGATTGCATTGAGTCTTTTAGCAGCAAAATACGGATACAAATGAAAACCAAAATGATTCTCACAAAAGAAGGCGACTCGTCTAAATCACGGGACAAATATAATATTACTCTTCTTTGTTCTGTCTGTGGAGCAGAGTATATTATGAAATGGATAGATTATGAAATAGACAAGGGGTGTAAGTTTGATTGCGAATATTGCAAATTCAAAGGAGTAGTAGAACCGAAATTGAATGTTTTAAATGGATGATGTAACCGTTTCTTATGACGATGTTGGCCGCCGTTACCATGTTCATGATCAAAAATTTTATTCTGTCACTACCGCTCTTGGGAATACCGCTGACCATTCTTTTCTGGAAAGATGGAAAAAGATAACTCCTGATCATGAAAGAATCAAAGAGCAAGCAGGAAAATTAGGCACTGATTATCATTTGCTTGGAGAGAAACATCTTTTGGGCGAGCCAC